AACTGGTCATGGAGACGAAGGCCCGCATGATGTCCATTCCGGCGCGGGCCGCTGCCGATGTGGTGGGGGAGACCTCCCGCGTCATGGTTCAGGCCAAGATCGAGAAGCGGGTCCGTGAGGCCATGTCTCACCTCTCGGACTCGTCGCCGCAGCCCGTGGTGCCCAAGGCCGCGAAGGTGGACCGCAAGAAGGAACCGAACCGGAAGTCCACCACGAAGGCGAAGGCCAAGGCGAAGAAGAAAACCGGGGCGGACTGATGTTCGAGACCCACCCCACGGCCCTCCCGGTTCTTGATGGGGCGCACGACCGGGTTCGAAGGCTCTGGGAGCCCCCGCCAGACATCACCGTTTCCCAGTGGGCCGAGGCGAACCGCATTATGCCCAGGGGAACGACCTCCAGGCCAGGGCCCTTCCGGGCGGAGAAGTTTCAGCGCGAGATGATGGATGTCTTCTGCGACCCATCGGTGCATAAGATCGCCGTCATGAAGGGAACGCAGATCGGCTACACCGACGCGGTCCTGAACAATCTCATCGGCTACACCATCGACCTCGATCCGAAGCCGATCATGATGGTCCTCCCCGGTGGGGACATCGTTCGGGAGTACGCCAGGAAGCGGCTGAACCCGATGGTGGAGGCCACGCCCTGCCTCCGGTCGAAGGTTCGGGAAGCCAAGTCTCGGGACGGTGGGAACACCCTGAAGATGAAGGTCTTCCCCGGTGGCTTCGTCAAGCTGGCGAACGCCGGGTCCGGGAAGGACCTGCGCTCGGACCCTATCCCCCTCCTGCTGTTCGATGAAGTGGACGGCTACGACGATGATGTCGGTGGGGAGGGCGACCCGCTCCAGATCGGTGAACGCCGGACGGACCAGTATCCCGACGCGAAGATTCTCTACGGCTCCACCCCCGCCAAACCCAAGGGATTCTCGAAGATCGAGGACCTGTTCGACCGTTCCGACCGCCGCCGCTTCCATGTGCCCTGCCCCTACTGCGGCTTCATGCAGGTCCTCCGGTGGCGGGACGAGGAAACGAAGGTCTATCGGCTCACCTGGGAGAAGGACCTTGAGGGCTATCCCATCCCCGAGACCGTTCGGTTCATGTGCGAGGGCTGCGGTGTCGGGATCGAGGAACGCTACAAGCAGCGGATGCTGGACGCCGGGGAGTGGATCGCGGAGTGCCCAGGCCGGGAGATCGTGGGCTTCCACATCAATGCGCTCTATTCGCCCTGGAAGGAGAACTGGGCGATCCTGGCGAAAGAGTGGCACGAGGCCCAAGACAATCGGGAGAAGCTACGGGCGTTCATCAATCTTCGCCTCGGTGAGACCTTTGAGGAGTCGGGGGACATTCTTGAAGCGAAGGGTCTCGCGGCACGGCTGGAGGAGTGGCCGGAGGATGTCATCCCGAACGAGGTAGCTGTCCTCACCGCCCAGGCCGATGTCCAGGGGAACCGAATCGAAGCCACCATCGAGGGCTGGGCTGCTGGGGAACAGTCCTACCTCATCCACCGTGAGGTCTTCTGGGGCGACCCATCGACGGATCATGGGGTCTGGGAGCAGCTTGAGGAGTTCCGGCTTCGGGAGTGGCGTCATGCTTGCGGGACCCTCCTGCGGCCAATCATCCTCCTCGTGGACTCTGGCGACCAGACGGACGCGGTTTACGATTATGTTCTCCCCCGGCAGAACCTTCGGGACCGCGTGTTCGCCATCAAAGGCGTGGACTTCCACGCGAGGCCAATCCTCGTCCAAGACGGTGCCAGCAAGCGGCACGCCGTCCGTCTGTTCACCGTGGCGACCCACGCCGCGAAGGAGCGCATCTTCTCCCGCCTCCAGCTTCCCAAGCCCGAGCCGGGGGCTCCGTTCCCCCAGGGCTGGATTCATCTCCCGACCCATCTCGCGAATGACGAATACCTTGCCCAGCTTACTTCCGAGAAGAAGCTGACCGTCACCGACAAGAAGACCCATGTTCGCAAGGTCGTCTGGGTGAAGACCCACACGCGGAACGAGGCTCTGGATCTGAAGGTCTATGCCCTGGCGGGGCTGTTCATCCTCCAGAACTTCATCGACCCCGTGACATTCAGGGACCTCGGGGCCCTGGCTGCAGCCATCCGAGGAGAAGCCCCGCTGCCTGGACGCCGCACCCGTGGAGTCCGTTCGCCTGGGATTGGGTGAGGGATTCTACGCTAGACCAAAGGGGGAGCCTCGCTTACCTTCTCGGCATGGCTGGAATCGACCTCACCACCGCGAACGCCCACCTCACCTCCTGGCTGACTGCTGAGACAGCCGTCGCCGCTGGTCAGGCTTACACCATCGGGAACCGAACCATGCGCTTCGCGGATCTCCAGCAGATTCGGGAGCAGATCCAGTACTGGGACGGCATGGTCCAGCGCCTCACCGCGAACAGTGGACAGCGTGGCATCCGGGTTCGCGGCGTGACACCCTGCTAGACTCCCCCTCGGCGGTCGCTCCCCGCCAGTGGTCCGAACTCCTCCCGGACCGAGCCCCCCCTCCCAGGGGGGGCTTTTTCTTGGGTGAGGGATTCTACGCTTCCACGGCTTGAGGGTTCCGGCTTATCTTCTGCACGAACGGCCACTTCGGGGGACAGAGTGAACCAAGACGACAGGGGTCTCATGAAAGTGCGTCCGAACCTGCTTGACCGTGCGATCTCTTATTTCGACCCGGCGCGTGGTGCCGAGAGGATCAAGAACCGGGCCCAGGGTGGAATGTTCGACGCGATGCTGGGTGCCTGGACTGGGGCCCGAACGGATCGCAGGTCCATGCTTTCCTGGGTCACATCCCCAGGTTCGGCCAACGCCGACAGTCTTGTGGACCTGCGACTTCTCCGGCAGCGGTCTCGAGACCTGATTCGGAACCAGCCACTCGCCGGGGGCGTCATCGCGACGGTCGTGTCGAATGTGGTGGGCTCTGGGCTCACCCTTCAGTCCAGGATCGACCGCGATTTCCTGGGGCTGGAGGACAAGGAGGCCGACAAGTGGCAGGAGGACGCCGAGCGTGAATTCAGCCTTTGGGCTGATTCGTCCGACTGCGATCTGACCAGGACGCAAACCTTCTATGAACTTCAAGACCTCGTGTTCCGTTCAACCCTGGAATCGGGGGACGCCTTCACGCTCCTCCCGATGGTCCCCGTGGGGAACATGACCTATTCGACCCGAATCCAGATCATTGAAGCCGACCGGGTTTGCAACAAGCAGATGGCGGCGAACTCGGTGTCCCTGGCTGGTGGCATTGAACTGGACGGCTACGGGGCTCCCAAGGCTTACCACATCCTCCAGTCCCACCCTGGCGACTTCATGAATTCGAAGTCCTGGCTCTGGGACATCGTTCCGGCCTTCGGCAGCAAGACGGGCCGCAAGAATGTCCTTCACCACTTCCGGCGAACACGCCCAGGCCAGAACCGGGGCATCCCCTACCTCGCGCCCGTAATCGAGGCGTTCAAGTCTCTGGGAACCTATTCGGACGCGGAACTGCAAGCGGCTGTCGTGTCGGCCCTGTTCACCGTGTTCGTGAAGTCCAACGGGGCTGGGCTCATCCCAGGTCTGCCGGGGACAATGGGCGCGGAGACCGGCGCGACGATGCAGGACAGCGATCTCAAGCTGGCGTCCGGGGCTGTTATCGACCTGGGGCCAGGTGAGGACATCGTCATCGCAGATCCAAAGCGACCGAACGCGAACTTCGACCCCTTCGTCCTGGCGGTCCTTCGTCAGATCGGTGTCGCCTTGGAGGTCCCGTTCGAGGTGCTGGTGAAGCACTTCAACTCCTCCTACTCCGCAGCCCGTGCTTCTCTCCTGGAGGCGTGGCGGTTCTTCAAGGGTCGTCGGGCTTGGCTGGCCACTTCCTTCTGCCAACCTATCTATGAGACATGGCTGGACGAGGCCGTGGCGCTGGGTCGGATCAAGGCCCCCGGATACTTCGCCGACCCCGCGATTCGTCATGCCTACGCCGCCGCGTCGTGGATCGGGGACAGCCCAGGTCAGATCAACCCGAAGGATGAAGCCGACGCCGCGAAGATGCGCCTGGACATGGGCGTGTCGGATCTGGCGACGGAGACCGCCGCGATCACCGGGATGGATTGGGAGACCACCCATCGCCAGCAGGTCAAGGAACGGAAGATGCGACTCGACGCTGGATTGATTCAACCCCAGGCGGGAGCGGCCGCGCCGAACATGACGCACCCGGACGCCGCCAAGGGGGAACCCGAGGGGAAGGCCGACGGGAAGGACAGCGAAGATCCGAAGGCACCGGGCGAGAACACCGCGATCCTCCGGGCCCTGGATGCCCAAGGCCAGTCCCTCATGGCCATCGCCCACGCCGTCAAGTATCCCGAGCCCCAGGTCCAGCCCCAGGCTCCAGCAGCCCCGGATGTGACCGTGAACTGCCCCGAGGTCTCGGTGGCGGCTCCCCAGATCCACATGCCCGAGATCAATGTATCGATGCCCCCAGTGACCCTCAATGTCACGATGGAAGCCCCCAAGCCCGGTGCCTCCGTCACGAAGTCAATTCAGATCCAGCGCGGCCCCGACGGGGAAGCCCTTGGCTACAAAGTCTCGGAGGACTAGACCATGACCCTCGGCATGAACACGACCCTGCGGAACACCCGCATGACAGCCATCCTCAACGACCTCGACAAGAACGCATCCCCCGGCTTCATCGAGATCTATTCGGGCACCCGCCCCGCGACCGGGGCTGGGATCGGCGCGGCTGTCCTCCTGGCAACCTGCACCCTGTCCAAGCCCTCTGGGACCGTGACGAACGGCGTCCTGACCTTCTCGGCGATCTCCAACGGAACCGGAACGGCCGGGGCCGGGGCCGGGACCAGCGCGACGTGGTGCCGCTTCAAGGACGGCGCGGGGGTCTTCGTCCAGGACGGCTCGGTCGGAACGAGTAGTGCTGACATCAACCTCAACTCGACCACCATCGCGACGGGGCAGACGGTCTCGATCACCAACGGAACGCTAACTGAAGGGAACGCCTAATGTCTCTCCAAACTTGGCAGGAAACAATCGTCAGCGGGACCGTGGACGGGCCGACCCTCACCGCAGCGGCTGCGGCTTCGTGCATCCCCACCCCGAGCCGGATCATCCTCCCGAATAATTACTTCTACGTCGGGAAGCAATTAAAGATCGTCCTGAACGGTCGTATCTCATGCGTGGCCACGACCCCCGGAACGGCGCGGTTCGACGTCCGAATGGGTCCGTCGGGAACCATCATTGTCTTCGACACCGGGGCGCTGAACCTGAACGTTGTCGCGAAGACGACCGTTCCGTTCCTCTGGGAGTGCTGGCTGACCTGCCGCGCCGTCGGTAACTCGACAGGGACGAACTTCATGGGAATCTCTCGGCTAACATCCGAGGCGCTTGTCGGCGCGGCCCTCCCATCCGCTGGCGGTAACGGTGTACTACTTGCGCCCGTCGGTACCCCGGCCGTCGGCGGCGGCTTCGATAACACCGCCGCGAACGCGCTCGACGTCTTCTTCACGCAGACCGTCGCGACGGGTTCCCTTACCGTTCACGGCTACCGCGTGGACGCGCTGAACTAGGGGGACGGATGCCTATTGCGGTCGGGGGTGCTGGCGGCGTCATAAGGGTCGGGGGTCCTGGGGCGATGGTCTCACCTGGCCGTCAGTTCCTTCGGACGATGCCGTTCAGGTCCCCGGCGTTCAGCACCGCGAACACGTTCATAAGCGGAGTGACCATGGACTCCGCAGGCAATCCGCTTGCCGGCGTCACCGTCGATCTATTTCAGACGGGCGGGGATCGAATCACCCTGACGACGATATCGGACGCGGCGGGAAACTACCGATTCGACAATCCGGGGTCAGGCCCGTTCTACATCGTCGCCTACAAGCCGGGGTCCCCTGACGTCGCTGGCACCACCGTGAACACGCTGGTGGCAACGTGACAAACGTCTGGCTCTACCCAGGCGCGGCGTCGCCCCAGAACGTGGTTATGGGCGATCCCACGGTTCAGCGGTCGTCCGGGAACGTCACCGGAAGCATCGCCGCGACCCTGGATGATGCGACCACGTCCCTGACGGGCGGCGTCTTCGACGTCGGGACTCTCGCATCCGTTCTGGCCGGGGCGACGGCGAACCTCACCGGGACGGTCTCGGCTGGTGGGATCTCGGGGACCATCACCAGCACCCTCGATGGGCCCAGCGCCACCTTCACGGGCTCGGTCATCTCCTCCGGCTCCCTGGCCTCCACCCTGGCGGGGCCCACCTCGTCGCTCACGGGGATGGTTTGGGTCTCTGGCACCCTGGGAACGACCCTGGACGGCGCGGCTGCTGCACTCGCTGGGCTGGTCAAGTCCGTGGGCTCCATCGCTTCCACCCTGGCGGGGGCGACCGCTTCCCTGGCTGGTGGGGTCCAGAGTGCCGGGGCTTTGGTGTCCACCCTCGCAGGGGCTACCGCGAACCTGGTTGGCACCGTGGGAAACCCAGGGGTCACGGGGACGATCCTTGCCACCTTTGCGGACGCGACCGCCACCTTCGCCGGGGCTGTGTCCACCCTGGGCGTTCTGTCCTCCACGACGGACCCCGCAGCCCTGACCATGACCGGGACAGTCACGACGGCCATCACGGGGACCATCTCCTCTGTCCTTGAGGACGCCGTCCTCCACATGGAGCAGGGGTCCCAGGGGCCGCTGACGGGTTCGGGCGGGGGCGGATCTCGTCGTCGGGCCGGAGGGAGGCTGGTCTGGATCGCCCCAGTCCCCGACCCCGTGATAGGCAAACTATCCTCGCCAACCGAAGGCGCGAGTGCCAACATCACCGGGAACACGACGCAACGGTCGAAAACAATCAACATCGAAGAACTCATTCTGCTTCTGGAGGTCGCGTGAAGATTCTGAACATTCTCACCGAACCCTGGGCCCTACCTGGGGAGAAGCTGAGTGAAGTCGTTTCGATCTACGACGCCCACATTCGGGGCCCGAAGATCGACTTCCAGGCCATCCAGAAGCGGATGGCCTTGGGCGGGGACGCCCCGGCGCTCCCCTACGACAACATCAACGGCGTCGCCGTCATCCAGGTCCAGTCCGTCCTGACCAAAGGGACGACCCTGTTCTCCTACCTGTTCGGCGGCACGAGCATGGCAAAGACCCAAGCGAACTTCAATCAGGCCGTCCAGGACCCCAGCGTGAAGGCCATCGTGCTTCATGTGGATTCCCCTGGCGGTTCGGTGGACGGGACTCAGGAACTGTCGAACGCCATCTTCGCGGCCCGTGGGCAGAAACCCATCGTCGCTCTGGCAGACGGCATGATGGCTTCCGCCGCCTACTGGGTCGGGTCTGCCGCCGACGCAATCTACATGACCAGCGACACGACCGTCCTCGGCTCCATCGGTGTCGTGGCGGCTCATGTCGATGTCTCCAAGGCCGAGGAGCAGATGGGCGTCAAGGTGACGGAGATCACTGCTGGCGAGTTCAAGCGAGTCGCGTCGAATCACGCCCCTCTCACTCCCGAGGGTCGGGCAACCATCCAGGACCAAGTGGACCAGATCTATTCGGTCTTCCTCGGCGATGTGGCACGAAATCGTGGCGCTGCTTCCATGCAGGATGTCCACGACAGAATGGCGAACGGCAGGATCTTCATGGGCAAGAAGGCCATCGACGCGGGGCTGGCAGACGGTGTCTCTAGTCTCTCCGCGCTGGTTGGCTCTCTTTCTCAGGGAGCGATGAAGTTCGACATGGGACGACGGGCTGCGGTAGCGGTCCTGGAGCCCGAGAACCCCGACACCGTGGACGGTGCTTCCACGACTTCCGAATCCCCAAAGGAGAACCACATGGAACCCCAGAACCCCCAGATCCTCGAGGCCGCTGTGGAACAGCCCAGCCGCGAGGAGATCATGGCCGAGGGTGCTGCTGCCGAGCGTCAGCGAATCGCTGATGTCCGGGCCCAGATCCTCCCCGGTCACGAGGCCCTGATCGAGACCCTTGCCTTCGATGGCAAGACCACGGGCCCCGAGGCTGCGATGGCCGTCAACGCCGCAGAGCGCAACCTGCGGTCCTCCGCCCTGGCGAACCTCCAGGCCGATGCCCCCAAGCCGCTGAATCCGTCCAGCCCTGACGAGCCCAAGGCCGAAGCCACCAAGGAACAGAACCCCGCCGTCGTTGCCGATGCCGCCCGGAAGTACCAGGCCGAGCAGAAGGCGAAGGGCATCACCATCAGCGCGGCCGAAGCCGTCGCTTTCGTCACGAAGGAGAACTAAGATGGCGAATCTCGGTCTCGTCAAGTCTTACAACGCTGGCGGCGCGATCACCGCCTATTCCATCGTCAAGCCCGGAACGAACGACTATGATGTCGTCCTCGCCGCCGCCTCTAGCGACAAGTGCATCGGCATCACCCGTGAGTTCGCGGCTGCTTCCGGTGAGCCCGTCGATGTCATCCAGGACGGCATCGCGAACCTCAAGCTGGGCGGCACCGTCACCCGTGGCGACCTGCTCATGTCCGACGCCTCCGGCTTCGGCATCCTGGCCGCTGCCTCCGCTGGCACGAACGTCCGAGTCATCGGGATCGCTCTCATCTCTGGCGTGTCCGGCGATGTCATCCCCGTCATGATCGAGGCCGGGTCGTTCCAGGGCTAATCTCCTGACCCTGATCCTTCCCCCTTCTAGGAGAACATGAAATGTCTCAGACCCCGTTCGTCATTCAGCCCCGCCTCACCTCCATCGCTCTGACCTATCGGAACGAGAAGATGATCGCGGATCTGGTCCTCCCCCGCGTCCCGGTGGACAGCCAGACCTTCAAGTATAGCAAGTTCACGCAGGAAGATGCCTTCACCGTGCCCGACACGAAGGTCGGCCCCAAGTCCGCCGTGAACGAGATCGACTGGACCGCGACCGAAGCCAGCGCCTCGACCCAGGACTATGCCCTGGAAGACCTCATCCCCGGCTATGATGTCCAGGCCGCGCAAGCTGCCCAGGCCGCGCAGGGCGTCATGCCCATCGACCCCCAGGCCCGTTCCACCGAACTCATCACGAGTCTGCTGGAACTGGATCGGGAGACCCGCGCTGCGAACCTCGTGTTCAACGCCGCGACCTATCCCGCCGCGAACAAGGCCACACTCTCCGGCACGAGCCAGTGGTCGGACTACACGAACAGCAATCCCGTGACCGCCATCCTCTCCGCAATGGACGGGATGCTGGTTCGCCCGAACAGCCTCGTCATCGGACAGGCCGTGTGGACCATCCTCCGCCAGCACCCCAAGGTCGTTCAGGCCATCCTGGGGAACACGAACAACGCTGGCGTCGTGAATCTCCAGCAGGTCGCCGACCTCCTGGAGATCGAGAACCTGCTCGTCGGCAAGGGCTGGAGCAACAGCTCGAAGCGCGGCCAGACCCCCACGATGGCTCGGCTCTGGGGCAAGTTCGCCGCCCTGCTCTACATCGACCCGAACGCCAACAGCGCCCAGGGTGCCATGACCTTCGGCATCACCGGGCAGTGGGGAACCCGCATCGCCGGGACCGTCGAGAACGATCCCTCCATCGGTATGCGTGGCGGCACCCGCGTTCGCGTGGGTGAGTCTGTGAAGGAACTCGTACTGGCGTCTGACGCTGGCTACCTGTTCAGCGCAGCCGTGGCCTAGGAGGTCTCATGGCGAAGTTCATCGCGAACTGGCAACTCCAGGGGCTCACCGAGCAGCCCCTGGAGGCCGGCATGGTCATCGAACTTTCGGACGTGGACGCGGAAGTGTTCCTGGCCGATGGTGTCCTGTCCAGGCTGGCCGAATCCGAAGCCCCGGCACTCACGCTCGACGACCTCACTCAGCCCGAACTCCTGGACATCGCCAAGAAGACTTTCGGCGTGAAGCTGGACAAGAGGCTGACGAGGGACGAGGTGCTGGAACTGGTCAAGGAAATGGACGCGATCCGCAAGGGAGAGAACCTTCCCCCGGCAGACCCCGCCACCAAGACCAAAGAAACCCCGGAGTAGTCGATGGCATTTCTCAGGGACTCCGACATCGAGCCAATGCTTGCCGGACTTGGAGGCGTGGATGTAGTTCACGGCGCTGAGACCGGGAAGGGTCTGCTCGACCTGGGCGATCAACTGGTCCTCCAGGGAACAGACATCGGAGTCTCTGGGCGGATGTTCCAAGTCACCGTCCGTTCGAACGCTTTTCCCACACTGAAGGTCAGGGACACCCTCGTCGTCGATGGGGTCACGGTCACGGTCACAGACCGGGTCCGCCAGGACGACGGGGCCCTGACCCAGATCCAGTGCAGCAGGTAGCGCCATGAGCAGCATCCGATCCCAGATCCTCACCTTCTTGATCTCCGCGCTGAACGGCGCGGGGAAGCCGTCCGGCGTCACCGTCGAGAAGTTCAGGCTCGATTCGCTCGAGCCCTCCCAGCTTCCATCGATGATCGTCTATCCCATCCAGGAGAGCGTGGAACGGGCCCTGCCCGAACTGCGGTCCCCAGTGGTGAACAGGACCTTGACGGTGCGGATCGAATGTCGGGCGTCGGGGGCTTCGCCTTCCGACGAAATGGTGGACGCCATGCTGACCTGGGTCGTGAAGTCCTGCCTCGCAGATCGAACCCTCGGAAAGCTGGCGAAGGACACGCAGGAGACCCTTCTGGAATGGACGGCAAGCGGGGCTCCCGACGCCGACTATGCCAGGGGGAACATCGAACTGACGATTCTCTACGCGACCCAAACCATCGACCCGGAGGTCCTACCATGAAATCCACTCCCTTTGAATCGCTCGTCATTTCCAAGAAGGAGGACTAGCCAATGGCTACCCCGTCCACCGCGAACCTCTATCTCGGCGCTGGCGAGATTTGGTTCAATCGCTTTGATAGTTCCGGCAACAAGACCCAGTGGCGGCACCTCGGGAACTGCTCCAAGTTCGAACTGGACCCGAATGTGAACACGGTCGAGAAGTACAGCAGCATGAGCGGGGCCCGTGGCCTCCTCTCCCGCGCTGTCGTCCAGACGGGTGCCTCTGTGTCCCTCACGCTCAACGAGTTCGATCCTGAGAATGTGGCTCTCGCGTTCCTGGGCGCGACGACTGTCGCGGGTCTCCAGACCACGGGCACCGCGACCGACCTCACCACCGCCCCCGCCATCGTCAAGAAGGGCTCCGCCCTCGACACCGGGAAGCGGAAGATCGTTGTGACCTCCGCCAAGAAGTCCCCCTCGACCGCGCTGACCTCTGGCACGGACTACACCTATGACAGCGACTCCGGGCTCATCACCATCCTCCCCGGTGCGACGAACATCACTGACGGGGACACGCTGCTCTGGACGGGCACTTACCCGACTATCACGACTCCCATCGTCCAGGCCCTCTCGAACGCCCTTCTGCTTGGTGCTTTGCGGTTCCGCAGCGCGACCGACGCCGTGGGGCCCCGCTATGTCGTCGATGTCTGGAGGGCGTCCATGCAGCCTGACGGGGCTATCGGCTTCATCGGGAACGACTACGCCGAGATCGGCTTCAAGGCTGCTTGCCTCCAGGATACGAGTCAGGCCGCAGGGAACCAGTTCTTCCAGGCCCAGCAGCTTTAGCCTGAGATCGGATGAATGAACCGGGGCGAGGACTCAACCCCTCGCCCCTATTTCTGGAGGATGGAATGAGCGAAGCAGTAGAACTCGGGGGACGCCGATTCGTGCGGGTGGAGAACAGTACCGTGCGGCATGACTTCTGGCTGATGGGTCAAGCACGGAAGGCAGGCCTGAACCGCATCGAGGCCAAGCCCGGAACAACCGTCGAGGACTTCGTGGACGAGATCTTGGGGCGGCTGATGGACTCCGACCTTGCCCTCGTGCTGCTCGGGGGGCTGCTGGTCCCCGAAGGCTTGGACATGAAGGACTGGACCCCGGCGACCGCTGCCGAGGTTACGAGGCACATCGAACTGCTCACCGCGAAGGAGGACAAGGACGCCGTGAAACCGTTGACCGCGTCCATGCTGATAGGTTTTTTCAGGTCCGGGATCGCCTCTTTGAAGATTTCCCACGGCTCTTTGACCGAGGGAGTGGAGGACGGTCCCGAACCCAGCAGCCCCAGCGAGAACGCTGGGGAGTAGATTTCGGGGACTGGAATCTTCTGGTCCGTGAACTCTCCGGCTGGTCTCCAGATCGCTTTGAAGTCGTCCTCTCCTGGCCCTTGCGTGAAGCCCTCCTGTCCTACGAACAGAAGCTGAAGAAGGAAGCCCGAGCAAGCTACTTCCAGGAGACCGTCATCTTCGCGATCCTCGCTCCGTGGCAGAAGGAGCAGGGTAAGCCCCCCCAGGTCCCCGACATCCTGAAGGACTGAACCGATGGCCACAGCCCCAGACATCCGAGTCAAGCTATCTGCCGAGGGCGTGGACGAAGTGGTCCGCGCCTTGCAGAAGGTCTCCGCCCAAGCGAAGAAGGCTGGTGACGATGCCAAGAAGGGCGGGGGTGGCTTCAAGCTAATGGGCGAGGCGATGAGCGACCTGAAGGGTCTCATCCCCGCCATCGGTCTTGCGGAGGGCGTCA